AAAGAAGCGGGCGAGAGCTTGGCTCGTTCGTGAAGTCTTCTCTGAAGCTGTCAGCGGTCTTTATACGATCGACGAAATGGCAGATCACTCGAACCTAAGTGACCGAGAAGTCGAAGAGTTAACGGCGCGATCATTTGGCTATGACGACGGCTTAAGCCGATCGAATCAACCTCAGTCACTGCCACCCGTTCAGCCGACACCAGCGCCCGCCGCGATCTCTTACGAGCCGATCGAGATTGACGAGCCGAAGGTCGCCGCCGACCCGCTTTACACCTTCGACACGACCGCCGACTTCTGGCACGCTGTCGAGAGTGAGGATATCAACCGTCATGAGGTCGATACGAAGCTAAAGTCATTAGAGATCGACATTGACTCACTAAGCGCCGAAGATCGCGAAGAGCTTTACTATTCGACGATTCGTCATAACGTTATCAGGCGCTCTTCGTTCTTGCCAGCCGAATGGCAAACCGTCAGCGCCGAGCGGCTCGCAGACCTTCATGGCGGCTTATCTCATCAATACCCGATCGCCAAAGATATTCCGATCAGTTGGCTTAAATACCGCTTAAGTGCGCCCGCCTTCGTTGAGACTATCTCAATCGCCATCGACGCCGACGCCGATAAGGTCAAAGCGGCTCTTCAGAAGTATGACCCAAATGATTGGGCGCTTTACGAGTACGTCGACGAGCTCACCCGCTAATCGTTGGAGTCTCTAAGAACTTCAGATTCGCGGCGGTCGATGACTTACTAGAGATTAGCATCTTGACTAAACTTTCAAGTCTGGCATTACTCGCGACGAGGTGAGACAACTTAGAATCGATCTCGCTGAACTTTTGGTCGACTTGAGCTGACTTCGTTTCAAGCGTGACTAGCTGTTGTTTCATCTTGCCTAGTTCTTCGGCGGCTTGTGCTTTGTCATTCTGCTGCTTAAGAATCAAAGCGATAAAGGCGAGAATCGTGCCGTAATCAATAGCGTTCATATCCATCTTATAAGCCTATGAGAAGCGAGGTTGATACAATGGCGACCGCGCCCGTAATGAGTGCGGTATACATCATATATTGTCGCCGATTCGTCTCATTCTGTAAAGCGGTCTCGGTTGCGAATAGTCGCTTCTCATATGCTGTGATGATCGCTTGATCGTCAGTCTCGCGATTGAGCATGATATCTCGCTCGCGATCGAGCCCTTTAGTACACTCATTAACCGCCTGGTCGACCGCCCATACACAAAGGTCGGGTGCGTCTTCAAGGGCGCTCTTGAGTCGAACGAAATTTGCGAAGGTCAATACCATGCCGTTATGAGGCATTACTTCACCCATACGAAGTTTAAGCGAATGGATCAAGCCGACGCCCTTGCCTAGATAAATAGCGTTCGCCGGTATGTCGGCGGGTAATAAAGGTGCCGCCCATAATGAGAGAGTAAGTATTAAGTTAGTCACTACAAACAATATCCTTATGTGTGGCGAGCGCCTTCTCTACCTGGCTAGCGCATACCGTTTGACATTCGACCGCCGCTTGCCCGACGCCCGTTGACTGACACTTCGTCAACTTCTCGTTAAGGTCACTTAGCTTCTCGGTGAGCTGCTCGACTTCTACGATATGAGGAGCGCATAGAGTCGCGGGGTCTTTGTCGCCGAGCATATACCCGAGGGTCATAGCGAGAACGATAGCACCGATCGCGAGAGCGTAAGGGATAGAGTCTCTGTGATTCAATAGTTGTTCAATCATCGGATGTGAACCATGACTAGATCGTTAGCGATGCGACTTAAAGCCGAGTAAGCCTTAGGAGCAACAAGACCACAGTCCCCACTAGCGTCAACATATACCCCGCCTGATTCGACAGCGAGAGAGCCGCCCTCGTCTGGCACGTCTCGCGAGGCTTTAGCTAGGCAAGCGCCGGCGAACTGAACGCGGGCGAGGAAAAGCGAACTACCCTCGGTCTCGTCGGCGGTCGGCGTTGATATGACGACGCCCCAAGGGCTAGCGCTTGAAGAGGTCAACGCGACCCACGTTGACGACGCCGAGTCATATTGAACGAGATCTCCGATATTTAACGTCGAAGATACTGAGCATTTAATAAACATATTTAACCCTTAAAGTTTAATGATCTTCAGATAAGATGATCCATAGTTTGGCGTCGGTTGCCCTGGTGAGTTCGTCACTTCTTGAACGCGATAAAAGTAGTCACTGCCGGCGGTCGTATTATCAATGAGCGCTGTAATCGTCGTCGGGAGTATATAATCTCTCGTCGTGTTTCCGTAATAAGCCTTCGGCCCAACCGGATTATTAGACGAATCAACTATTTGAATGACGATCGCGTCAGTTGAATCATTATTAAACTTCATGACTAACTCGACATAAAAGACGCCGACGGCTTCGATCGTAAAGCCCATTGAATAAGACGTATTACTTTTAATCGCTCTCGCGTCAGCGTCGATAAACGAAATATAGTTAGAGTCAGTTTCACCCGAAGAGCCGGAATCCCTTATTTGTGCATAGTCGCCGACGCTCGCCGTATTTGAAGAGCCCGCGTGACTCAACTCTGAGATCTTCGCGGCGAAGTCATAGTTAACGACTAAAGACGTATCGCCCTTAATATCGGGCGTATTGTTATTCACTGCGAAGATATTATGACTCATATCAACCGACCTTCCAAATATAGAATACGCCATACTGACTGGGCGTCGTGCTTTGATTCGCGACTGTATCGATATTACTGTTACTCGCTAAGTCCCAGTCGTAAGTCGTGCTAGACGTCGGCGTGATGTAGGTCATACCCCACCCGTTTGACTGCTCGGCGTTGATTGTCGAACCAATAAAAGAATACCCGAGGTTCGTAGCTCCGCTTTGTAGACCTAAGTAAATAAACCAACTCGAGGCGGTATATTCGACATGAAAGCCCCATTGAATAACATAAGCGCCCGCCGGCAATGTGAACGACGTACACCAATCATTTGTCGTCGTAAAGGTCGCGCCGCTGATCTCATTAACTGGCGACGTATCATAAAAGTAATAGCTGTCGCCTGACCCCATGCCGGTCGCGGGGCTATTAGAATAAGCCGAACTCTCGCCTTGACCAAATCGAGCGTAACCGATCACCGAGTTTACATTTATGTCGCCGATTCGATCGGGTGCAGTGTTATTGACCTCGATAGTATTATGACTCATTAGATAATCTCCCAATGTGCACCGGTTGAAACAAGGGTAATCGCCGAGAACTGAACGTCGAGAACGTAGTCAGTCGTCGACCCGTCAATGTTTTGAGTACCAGGGTCGACCGTTATTGAGCCCGTACCCATGTTCTTGATTCTGATCTCTTCGCCCGAGTTCACGCCGCTCGTCGGTAAAGTAATCGTAAATGTACCAGTACATGAGTAATGATACCCCGTTTGTGCGTTCGCGGGGTCGGCAGTGATTGCGCTATAAGTCCATCCGCCGCCGCCCGCCGCCGCAGCGTTAACCCATGCCGAGCCGTTATAGCTGAGGACTTGACCCGAGGTCGCCGAAGTGATCGACACGTCAGATAAGTCGCTGATACTCTCGCCCGTTATGTCGGTCAGGTAGCCCGAGTCGTTTGTGAACGTGCTAACATTCGTCGGCGTACCTGTAAGATCAGAGTAAGCGCCCGTTGTGGCGACGGTGGCAAGTGTCGGCGTACCGCTTAGATCAGAATAGGCGAGTTGAGCATCGACCCATGACGAACCGTTATAGCGTAGAACTTCGCCCGACGCCGCCGAAGTGATCGTGACGTCTGTTAAGTCATCAAGAGCCGAAGCCCCGCCCGACGATGCACTATTGACCCATACTGAGCCGTTATAACTCAACACTTGACCCGAGGTCGCCGAAGTGATCGTGACGTCAGATAAGTCGCTGATACTCTCGCCTGTAATATCGGTCAAGTACCCCGAGTCATTCGTGAAGGTGCTAACGGTTGTCGGTGCGCCTGTGAGGTCAGAGTAAGCGCCCGTTGTCGCGACGGTCGCAAGTGATGGCGTACCGCTTAAGTCAGAGTAAGCGCCCGTTGTCGCTACGGTGCTTAGATTAGCGAGTGGGGCGCTAATGACATATTGACCCTGACCGTTAACCCATAACTCAACTATCCCGCCATGCGCTGGCACTGTTACACTATTAACAAGCGTATCTGTCGTATTCCCGTCAGTTGGATCAACAATGTCAGACGAAGGGCTTGTAATAACGAGATCGCGAGCGCCGCGACATAAGATCAGCTGTCGTGCACCCTCTAGTAATGATGTAGCTGATACTTGAATGTTTACTGTAAATGTATTCCCGTCACTACCGTCAGCAAAGATGACAAAGCGCCCGAACCAATAACCATAAAGTGTGAACGCCGTTGAAGTCGATCTTTGGAAGTCGTAGTTAGTGCGTGGTGCGATCCAGTTAGTACCGTCATATGTGACCATCACATTTCCGGTATATGGGAATATGTTGACGTCTTGAATCTTCGAGCCGCCAGGGTCATTGATCGTAATCATTGTTCCTTGACCGGTCGTTTTGCGAATGATTACGACGTCGCCGCTTACCGCTGAAGACGGCATGGTGATAACTGCCGCGCCTGAGCCGCTACCGGTATGATTAATAATCTCGTTAGCGCTTGCAGTGTAAGAAGTCGCAGCCGTATTTGTGACTGTAAATGGTGTCGGCGCTGTACCGCTTAAGTCGGAGTAATCAAGTTGAGCGTCGACCCATGCTGAACCGTTATAGCGTAGAACTTCGCCCGTCGCCGCCGCTGTAATCGTGACGTCTGTTAAGTCATCAAGAGCCGAAGCACCGCCCGCCGCCGCAGCGTTAACCCATGCCGAGCCGTTATAGCTGAGGACTTGCCCCGAGGTCACTGAGGTGATCGTGACGTCAGATAGCTCGCCTAAGTTCTCACCTGTAATATCTGTCAGGTAGCCCGCGTCGTTTGTGAATGTGCTAACATTCGTCGGCGTACCGCTAAGATCAGAGTAAGCGCCCGTTGTCGCTACCGTCGCAAGTGATGGCGTGCCGGTGAGGTCAGAGTAAGCGCCCGTCGTCGCGACCGTCGCAAGTGATGGCGTGCCGCTCAAGTCTGAATAAGCGAGTTGAGCGTCTACCCATGACGCCCCGTCATACTTTAAGACTTCGCCCGAGGTCGCTGAAGTTATCGTGACGTCAGATAGCTCGCCTAAGTTCTCGCCTGTAATATCAGCGATAAAGCCGCTCGTCGTGTTATTCATCGAAGAGAGGTCAAGCGAACTGATATTACTAGGTACAAGCGCCTTGTTTGTCGCAGTGCCCGCGCCCGCCTCGGCGTTCGTTGCGATCTCGATTACGCCCGCGACGTCTTCAGTTGCTGTCGTCTCTGTATTGTCGATCTTATCGATTTTAGAGTTATCGATTGATCCGCCCATATCGGCATTCACTAAGAGGTGATCGCCGATCGACCAGGATTTACCGAACTGAGTACCCGCCGCTGATACGATATAGAAGTCGCCTTGTTCGGCGTTCGTAAGAGCGGGCGTATTTATTGAGGCGTCATAGCTCCCCTGGTAAACAAGACCGCCTGTGATATCGAGAGAAGCGAAAGAGAGAGCGCCCGCGCCGTCGGTCTTTAAGTATTGATTAGGTGAACCATCCGTCGAAGGGAGGGTGTATTCTGTACCGATTGTCACCCCGCCGACTGTAATACTGTTCGTCGTTGTCGCGCCGACTGTGGTGACGTCGTCAAGGCTACTCGCACCGCCGCCCGCCGTCGTGAATGTATCAAACTTAATCGCCATGATTACCCCCTATTGAAGCCAGCATAGATGATAAATGAATCACCGCCCGCCGCTTTAGCGTATGCGATATCGGTTACGCTTGAGCCGCCATCGATCGCCGCGACGTCGACGCTATATGAGCCGAGTACAGCGACGACCCCGTCAGCGTTCGTCTTGCCATCATTTGCAAGTGTGCGCTCTCTTAGCTTGATATAGCTAGGTGTCGAAGCCGATGAACTCGCGACACCTACAAAAGCGAACTGAAGATCAGCGGCGAGCTGTGTGCCGGTCGTCGGGTCATAGAAGTCGCTTGAGTTTAGGGTGTGCCAGTCGGTGTCATTTACTGAACTCGCATTAAATGACGCGATCACTTGACCCGCCGTAATAGGATTCTGAACGCCCTTCTTCATTGTAAGCCCTCCTCTTTTTTTTGAGTCGGTGAGACTCTCTTAGCGGCGACGTTAGCGCCGGCGAAAACTAAATACAGAGTATCGATAAGACCTAAGATCTCGCCGCTTGCCTTCTCAGTCAAAGCGAGAACGAATGAACAAGCGAGGGCGGCATAGAAGCCCATCGCTTTACGACCGCCTAGTTTTTCCATAGTGCCGATCGGTTTAGTCTCACTCATCGAAGTCGACACCTAGCAAGCGGTAAACGTGCGCGAACTCTTCGATCTTGCGTTGACGAGTGATGACGCCTTCGCCGCGTGACCCGTCGCCGAGCTCGCCGAAAGCATTACCCTCGATCGTAGTAATATACCCTTCGCCGACGGTCGAAGCGTCGACACATAGCGTGATATGATCGCCTTGTCGTGATCTCTTAGAGGTATACACTACGACGATATCGCCCTTTGTGACCTCTTCGGGCTTAATCTTTCGGCTCGTATTCGCCCACGCTCTAAACATACGATAGCAGCTAGGGAAGATCTTTTTTCTTATGTCTCGTTTAACGGCGGTATGACAGAACGCCGCGAATGCACCGCACCAGGCGAACTGACCGTTTTTAGTATAGGGCTCTTCCCATGACCAGCCGATACCATCAGCGCTCTTGATATAGCTGTCGACTCTTGGGCTTGGATCATGTACGACGCGAGTTAGCTCTTCGACCGCTCGAGCGACCGCCGCTCGGTTATGTTCGCTTGTGTGCGGGGTCAGATGAGCCTTGTTTGACTCGGGTAGCGATTCAAGGTCGAGTTGAGCTTGATTAAGCGCTCTATCCATTCGGCGAAGGTCGGCTTCGAGATTGTCGACCCTTTCTTGTAGTTCGGCTTTAGTAGGCATTTAGAGACCCTTTTTAGTTATACTTTTGAGCGTCGACATTAGAGTTTATCACATTCGAGCTATTTGCTAAATATCCATCGCTTTGATGTTGATCACTTGCGTTCGCGTAGATCGTCGGCTCGATTGATCCCGAGGCGGTCGCGATCCCATGAGCGGCGGTAAATGTGATCGTGTTACCCGAGATCGAATCTATCGTTAGACCTGTAATCGCGTTGTCTTGATCACCTGTCGGTACATAGTCGACGACGTCGCCCGCTTGAAAAAAGGTTACATCATCGACGCTTGAATCACTGAAGGTATCTTCATAGACAGTAATAGAGGTCGTGTCGGGTATCGTCGCGACGAGGGCGCTAGCGTTCCAAGCTACCACCGTCAAGCCCGTCGTGATCATCTCTAGTTCGCACCCCTCATTTAATAGCTCTTGATTAATAGAGCGAACCATCGCGACGCCATTAGTCACGCCGTATGAATCGCCATAGCCTCGGAGGTGAGGTGATGACGCTTTAACATATGAGCCGAGATCGAGATAGATTGAAGACCCTGTCGAGATCGCACCTCGCCAAGTCCTAAGGGGGTTCGCTAACAAGTTGAAGAGCCGGCTCGCCGTTGGTAAGAACTGATCGTATGAGTCGCCGACACCGCGACCAAACTGATCAGAGCTTACGCCTGGCAGTTCTAAGCTAATCTTAGAGCGTTCGCCGCCGTATCGATTGATCGACTCTTGATCATTGAATAAGACCTCGCTTTTGTACTTCTCTTCGGCGGGGTCATAATCAAAGCTAAACTCGATTTGAGTTACGATATCTTCATAGATACCCCATGACGGCGGCGGCTCGACTAACCAGTCACCCGACTGTATATCTAACGTCGTATTTGCGCTTCTATCTGCACCGATCGAGATGAGGCTTATCTTACTCTTACCCGTCGTCTCATCACGCTTCATTACAAGTGCAGCGCCTAAGAGCTTAAGTATACTCTCGAAGGTCGACCGAAGGTCAGCACCGTCGCCGGCGTACTGCTCAGATAGTAGAAACGGTGAGGTAGAGTCGACCGCTAAGAATGACGCCTCGTCGATCTCGCTTGAGGGGATATTGAGCCCGATGCTTAGTACATCATAGTCGCCATTGATCTCACCACCGCCGCCGCTCTCTAAGAGCTTAAGCAAGGCGACGCCGACCCGTTCGCCGACGAATCGACCGCCCCTTGTGATCAAAGCTCGCTCTTGCCCTGACCAGTCGCCAAATGATTGATTACGCGAAAGGTCAGCGCCGGCGCGAAGGTGAATAACATAACCTACATTTACTGAATCGTAAGTCGCGACGGTCTCATGTGTCGCCTGTAAATATTGCGTTCGAGTCTCGCCCGCCTTGCGGTCGTAATAGCGAATCGTTAACCAGTAGTACTCGCCCGCCGTCGCCGAACTCGGGAGACCGAGAGAGTTCTCGACTAATAGCGCCGACTCGTAAAGCTGATAATATGCCTTCGCGACGTCCCTTAACTGATATTCAGCAGCGCCCGCGCTAGGCTCGACTCTGACCCGCTTAACTAGAGATGAATCGGGCAATCTAAAGTCTTCGATGTATGGATCATCACCTTCGCCTATATCGATCGGGTATGAGATACGAGAGAGTGTATCGAGTTCTAGTGAGTCGCCGACGGCGTCAAAGAATCTCGGGCGGCTTGCGTAGTTCGCGTCGCTATGAGCGACCCAAGCGGCTTGAGTTGTCCAAAGATAGACGCTCGCGGGAAATGCTGACGAGGAGAGCTTAGAGGCGATTACTTTATTATCTCGATCAAGTCGCCACCTGGCGACCGCACCTGATAAGCCGCTTGTCGATGTTGCGCCGTCGCTCTCCAGGGTCTCATTAATCACATCAGGAAAGCGCTTTACCTCACCACTGCCGAGAGTGTGTCTCTTTATCTCGGTTCGTGGCAGTGGAATATTTATCAGCGGCGAGAGCTCGGCGGCGCTTAGTGCGTTCGATGGCGTCGAATCAGCGATCACTTGATAAGTCGTATATGTTCCCGCCGTTATATCAGTCAGTGAGGTCGGATAACTCGCCTTCTCTGCGAACTCACTAAACTCTCGTTGGAATCTAGGATATCGAGGGTGAGGCGCTGAATAGTTATCGATCTCGCCCGAGGCGGGTAGCGTCGCGTCGAAGTCGACGAGGTCGCCGTTTATCTGTCCGATGATCGAGAATGTACCATTAAAGAGCTGAACTTGATATGTATTCGCGGTAAGTGTCGCCCCGCTGACAGGGAAGGCGAGAACCGCGTCATGATCAACGGCGTTTAACTCGGTGGCGTATTCAATCGCAGAGCCAAACTGACCGTCAAAATAATGATAGTTATTAAGTAGCCTTGTTTGACTAACCTTATCACTAAGCGAGGTATCGATAAGCGCCGTCAGCGGCACGATTGAAAGCTCAATCGTCTCGCCGTTCTCGATCGATGGTGAACTCTCGATAATCCCGTTAATGATCTCGACATAGTCACTTGTCGACCCGTCGGCGTATCGGTGCGCCCCGTATAGCTTCGCCCGTCGTCCTCTAAACGTGGTGATCTCGGTAGTAACCTCGGGTACTGATGCCCCTTCAAGCGAGATCGAGTGAGATTGAATAGGGGTATTACCTACCCCGCGCCCCGCTGATACTGTGAGAATCGAAGCGGTCGCCGAGTTAACTCTAACAGTCTCAGCGCCGATATGCATTAAGCGAGGGTATGAGAGAGAAGTAAGGTTCGAGCCGACTCTTATAATCGCGTCGTCTCGGTCTACCGTTTGCGTGATTTGAGCGCTTGTCGTCGTCGACCTCGCACCGCACCGCCCAAAGATTACGCCCGCGTCACCCTGGTCGCCCTTGCGATCGATGGCGAGAGAGATAGAGACCGGTGAGTATTCGCCGACACCGCCGCTCGGGTCAAGCGACGCCGAAAACGCGCCGACACTGATGACCCCTTGCCGATCTTCGTAGGCAATACCCGAAGCGATATTACTATCAAGATTCGATGAACTAGGCGGGGTCGATGAGTGATAGCGATATAATAGCCCGCCGATCTCTAAAGCGAAGACTCGCCGCCCTTGCTCGCTTGTTATCATGGTGTCACCTCGGCTTCGAATATGTCGTAAATGTGAACCGCACCGAGCGCGACCCCGTTGACCTCGAACTCGATATTCAATAGATCACCACGATTCGCCGACGGTACATAAAGCGGTCTTGGTAGATCAGGTAGAACATTAGTCGGCGCGTCGATTAACTCACAACCGGTGAAGAGTGATCGAGCTAAGACACCGTCGGGCGTCGCGGGCGCTTGTATATGTAGCTCATAACTGAACTTGATACCGTTATCAATCGCCGTCGCGCTATAAGATGACCCCGTCGTCGGGCGAAGTTTAACAGTGATCTCGGGCGTATCATCGATCGTCGAAGCATTATAAATAAACGAGATCGCTAGTCGCTCGCTAAGTGGCGTCGACTGATATAAGAAGTGATACTTTCGAGACTTATAGGCGGGTAGTGTGCTCAAGTGAGTGAGACCACCGATCGAAGACCCATGACCATATCTACCATAAAGGGAATGTGATACCTGGTAATGTGCCTCGCCTAATAGCTTCGCGTTGCTTAACTGAGCTAGCCCCGCCGCCATTTGTGACACTGTGCCGCCCATAATGACGCGACCATTATGACACCCGTTATCACTAGGCAATCTTTGAAAAGCTGTAGGTATTAGCATTTAGACACCTATGATCGAGAGCGCCGAAATGTAAGGCGTCGACGCGATCGGGTTGTAACCGCTTAAGAGGTTATTAAAGTTTGTATCAGTTGAGTCAACGCCGACACGATACATCGATAAACCGAACTCGTTAGAGCGGTCAATCTCATTAGCGACTAGCTCAATGCTAAAGCCTGTCCACCCGTTAGCGGTGAGAATCAGTCGATGATTGAAGATATCTAGCGATATGGTATCAGGCGAGGTGATACCCGCCGCTTTAACATATATTTGTATTCTGAGATTGTCGGTCTCATTCATGCCTGAGAATAAAGCGACCTCGCTAAACATGACTTGACGGTCAAGAATGCCTAAACCGATCGGAGGATTCGCGGCGACTGAGAGAGCGCTTGACGAGCTCGCCGAGGCGACGCCCGACCAGTTCAAGAGGACTCGCCCGCGCTTTCTTAGAATGTTAATATTCTCTAAGGTCTCGACACCGAAGCGACTAGATAGAGGGCGGTCGGCGCTTTGTCTCTGTGTGCCTTGCGGTATATATCGAGCGCTGCCGATTGCTTTTACACCACCCGAAATAGGAGACGTTAAAGGCGACCATCGGGCTTGAATCCCTAATATCTCGACCTCGTCGCCCGTCGGCGCTTTGACGTCAATACTAACGATGGCGAACTCTTCAAGTTCGGTTGATGGCTTCGTTATTGTGCCAGTGTTGAAGCCGCCGCCATATCTTGAAGTATCAGTAATATCAATCGTCGTCGTATACTTATTGGTCGAGATAGGGAAGGTGAGACTAACTAATACTTGAGCGCCCGCTGTACCACAAAAGCCCGATATGTTAACGACGAGGTCGTTATGAGATCGCGACAAGATAGGGATATACCATTCACTCATCGTTACATTGGACGTAGAATCTTGAACGAAACACGAATCATCATAAGTTTGACTAATGACGTTATGAGTGCCACCCGTCGCGAAGATATAGTTTTGAAGGTCGCATAGTCTCGCGATCTCAGTAGTTCGGATCGTTTGACCGGCGGTCACTCTGCTCGGGTCAACTAAGGTCGGCGAGGCGCTGAAGGTGTTACTCATAGGTGTTCAATCTCCATCGACACCGGTACCCGTCGGTGTAGTCTTGACGGGTAAGCGAGATCGAACTCTTGATTTGTCAAGCTACCTCTTACTCGCCCTCGTTCGCCGTTATCCTCTGAGGTATAAAGCGTATCATAAGCGCCTTGATTACCCCTCGCTTCATCACTGCGAAGCGCCCGGCGAGAGTCACCCCAACACTGATAAAAGTTAATCCGTTCACCCGCGCTTATCATCGGGGCGAATCGGTCGGTAAAGTGTCTATAGTCGTCTCTAGTATCTAAAGCGGCGTCAAGGTCAAACGAAAGCGCCGACTTTACATAAGAGCCGATAAAGTTAGAGGCATATCCGCCGCCTATTTTACGCCGATATTGAGCGACGTTCTCTACCCTTAAATGATGCGATTGAATCGGGCGAGTCGGCAATAAGAGCGCCCCGCTTTGATATGTCGCGGTGAGTCTTGAGATTGAACCATCGATGACGGGTGACTCGTTACCACTAAAGCCGAGGAGGTCACGAAGCTCGGTAGATGACCAAACGATATCGCCTTGTGACGTTCTATAGTGACACTGAACGAAGCCTTCGTCATTGATCAGCCATGTCATATCATTGATACCGCGAGCCGTATTATCTAGCTCTTGAAGAGATGATAAGCCGAAGTTATCAGCGTCACCCGCTGACGATCTCAGGAAAACCGACACGTCTTGAATATCAGGTGTGATCGCTGGGAAGTTGAAAGAGCCCGCCCCGCCGACCTCGTCTATCTGATATGTCATGTCGTCAAGTATTAGCCGACCTCTTGACCAGTCATAAGAAGCGGTCGCGACATAGACCGAACCGACAAGCGTTGAACTGACTGTCGATGAACCGAAGCCGAGGTGATCACTAGTACCGGTCGACGTTAGCTCGAACTCAACGGGCGCTGAGATCTCTACTTTGTCATCGGCGTTGATTGTGATCGACCAGGTCGCACCGCCAAAACCGAGTGTATTAAGTTGACCTGTGCCATATACGAGAGCGTCGCTCTCTCTCCCATTCAAGAAGTGTAAGAGATCTTCATAGATATCATTCGCGCCGAGGGTCGGAAGGGTCACAGTATAAGAACCATCTCTTACAAAAGCGTCGACGCCCGAGAGATCTCTAATATCAAACGAGCTCAAGAGAGCGAAGCTCGGCGCGGGTTCATTCATCGGCATATTTAAGCCCTCGGTCTTGGTCTTACACCGCCTCGCGGCGTTCGGTTTTGGAGCTGAGTGATACGATTCGCGAAGGCTTGTTCAGCGGCGGTCTTGCTATCATAGATCACCGAGCCGCCGAAGTTTATATTATAGACGACCTGTCGATCTTCGGCTTGCTCTCTTTGAGGCGCTGTCGAAGTCTGAGGGAGACCCGAAGGCGAAGCACTAGCCCCACCGCCGCCGCCCCCGCCGACACCGAGCTTGCTAGCTGTCACGCCCGCGACGGTGGCAACCGTACCATATACCGCCGCCGCCTTAAGTGCAGCGCCCGCCGCGACAAGATTACCAGTCGCCGCAAGGGCGATTGATTCGCCTGTTTGAAATAGCGCCTTGACCGCCGCTTGCTGACCGAGGGCGAAGATTGCCTGACCGATTGAGTCTTGAAAGCCTTCGCCCGCAACGATTGAAGCATAAGCCGCCTCTGCGCCCGCCGCGGCGAGTTGTTTACCTAGCTCTTCAAGTTGAACATAACGGGCGCTTATCGCCTCTTCTTGTATGCGAGATCGTTCTAGCTCTTCTCGTCGGTTGATCTCGGTTATCATCTCGGCATTGTCGCCGGCGAGCTGTCGCTCTTTCTCATACCTTAGCGTCAAGAGATCGAGTTTCTTGCTCGTCGAATCGGCGGTCAAACTTAGATCGAACTCAGCCGACTCGATCGCTAATAGCTTTCGATTCTGTATCGCCTCTTCGCTTCGCCTTATGTCCTCTTGTACGATTCGGTCTTCTGCATTTTGTCGCCTCATTCGGGCGATGGTGATTAGATTATGGTTATCCTCGGCTAGCTTGAGCTCATCTTCATAACGAAGGCGTATAAGCTCTAGTTGATCAGCGCCGTTGATCTCTAACGATTGAAGTTCAAGCGCCCTGATCATCTCTAGTTCGCGCTGAAGCATACGCTCGGCGGCGAGGTCTTCTAAGATGATCGGCTTCTTAAGCCTGGTCGCCTTGCGTCGATTCTCGACCCGCTTATCATTCGTCTCTTTGTCTAGCTCTTGAGCCCGCTTCGCATATTGACGGCGAATAATATCTTCTTGTTTTTCACCCGATAGCGCGGCGTCAAGTCTAGCTTGTGTCTGCTTCTCAATCTCTCGAAGGGCTTTAGCGTCTTCTTTGTTTCGATCGATGGTCAGCTCTAAGAGTTGCTTATTTTGCTCGATCTCAAGTTGACGCTTCTTAAGCGCCTTATCACTCGTCTCGATCTCTGCTCTCGCTAGGCTTATCGATTGCTCTTTAGCGGCTAGTTCTTTAATACGACCGATCGTCGCCTCGGCGCTTTGGTCTTCGAGCGCCTTGCCTTGTTTCGCCGCTTCGGCGACGAGCTTATTAACCTTCTCTTGCGCTGGTATGATCGAGTCGAGAGTCTTGTTAAACTCTTTCTCAGCTTCTTTGACGTTATCAAGTGCGGTCTTATAACTAGTATGATATCCGATCGACTCTAAAAGTACGTCGCCTATGTTGCCCTTTGCATATCGCTTTTGAGCGGCGGTCGCCTCGTCTTGTGCCTTCGTTAGACCTGTAAAACTCTTCTCGGCGTTCTCGATCTTCTTTTGTAATAGCTCTTTAGCGAGTTGAGCTTGAATCGTCGCTTTAGTGAACGCCCTCAAGTCTTTAGTCGTCGGAACAATGCCATTCTCTGAAAGCGCTTCGAGCTTGGCTTCAAGGTCGCCCGCCGCCGCTGCCATCGCCTCGGCTCGGTCTTCGGCGTCTTGAGCCGCCCCGCTAATGTTTAAGAAGGTCTCATATAGAGCGAAGCCCGCCGCGACGACTGCACCGATTGCCGGTACAAGCGCACCGAATGAAGCGGCGCTCATCTTAGACGTGTTACCAACGGTCGACCCTAGTTCTTTGAACGCCCCGCCGAGCTCCTCAACGTTACCAACTAATGAGCCTAAACCCTCGCCTAGTTTCTCGTTACCATCGGCGAATCGATCAGCCATCGCCGCCGAAGTCTCGCCGATCTTACCTAGACCTCGGCTAGCCTCCTCAGCGCCTTCTAAGACGACCTCGACAACTACTTGATTCGCCATGTTAGCTCTTTTCTTTTAGCGCTCTCTCGGTGGCTCGTCTTTGAGCCTCATCGACACTGGCGCTTATTATATCAATCGATTCTATCAAAGCGCAAGACGGGCGCGGGTATAGATCAGTAAGACTAACTAGCCCGCTCTTGAGTCGGTTATATACTTGGATAATCGGGGCGAATCGGTTGACGTCAGCGACAGGGCAAGAGCGAATCTTAAGTTCGCTAAAGTTCTCGCCGCTGTCAGGTGCGACACGATATCCCATGATGTAAAGCCCTTGCTCGTCTTCGAGCGCTTGAGGTAGACCACGACGAAACGAGCCGCCGCAGTTACCGCGAAGGCGTCGAAGACCTGGTTTAGCTTGGCACTGTTCACACGACCAGGCGCGACCGCCCGCTTGACTTAGCCAAACGGAAGCCGCCGCCGCTATTTTCCCGCAGAATCTAAGAGCGAGAGTCGCTGAATATGAAGTACAAGCTCACTGATCGTCTGAGTACGCTTTTCGTCGGGTCGTATACGTTGCAAGGTCTCGACGTGCTTCTCTTCGCCATCGATCGCGATAAGTGACTCTCTGACCATTTCAATATATACCCGAGATAGATACTCGTTATATTGAGCGAGAGCGACTCTCTCATCGTCCTCAAGTTCATGATGCCACCGAGCCCGCTCTTCAACGTTGCCCGGCGCTTCAATCCATAATAAGCGCCCTAGTTCGCTTCGAGTATAAGCACCGGCGGCGACTTCGGCTCTTTCACGCTCGGCGGGCGAGAGAGCTCTGATCGTAAACCTTGTCGCGTCTTCACCGACTGAACCGAGGTTATTAAAGTCGCCTGACTGAAGATAGGCGGCTCTCTGCTCGATAGTCGCTTCGACGGCGGGGTCACAGGTTACGACGACGTCGACTTCAATATCTGTACTCGTCACGAACGATAAAGCCATTATTACACGTTTCCTACTACTAGACCGATTCTAAAGGGTGAGTTACCCGCGTTCGACTCATAGCTTGACGTGGTGAAGTCGCCCGCATATCGAGCTTGCTGATACGTCAAAGTCTGTCGAACAATATCATTACCCGATACATCATAAACACTAGGGTCGTTTGTCAAGACGGCGGCGGGCAACATGACCGCGCACCCCTTACCGTCACCAAGTGGGCCTGTACCGACTAAGACCTGGCGAACTGTACGATTAAAGAAGTCATCAGCGACAGTCGCTGAAGGTGAAGACAGAGTAAGCGAGAGCTCAACAGATACATCGCTAATATCCATACCTGACATACCGATAACGTTATTAGAATAACCGAGCGGTGTAAGAGTGTTCGTAACTGTAAGCGAGAAGTCCTCACAATCGAGAGCGACTCTTGATTGAGTCTCGCCGACTGTACCATTAGAGCTTGAAGCGGGCGACCCGCCCGAGATGACAGCATAAGAGCCCCTAAAGAAAGCGGGCGCACCTGTATTATAAACCGGCTCAATCGGAGTACTCGCCGCGCCATGATTATCTGTAATGAACGAGGCTTGATAGGTGAACTCGCCCATTAAGCGCCCGTTATCAACTGTAATACTGAGTGACTCAAGAACACAACCGAAGGCGAGTGTTTGAAAGCTCGCCCCGTCGATTTTAAAGGCGACTGAGCTGTTAAAGTCACCGGTTGCCGCTCGGCTCGGTGTATACCAAGTCTGAAGCCCGCGAACTGTCGGTGTACCACTAAAGCCCGCACTAAAAGCGGGTGATACAGTCACGTCGCCCGCGACGTCGTTATCAGTGATCGCCGAGTATTCGGCTCGACCGTTGATCTCTGAACCGACAAGTAAGCCGACGTCAGCTAGCGCGGGGGCTGCGCTAGGTGTGTATTGGTTAACCGAGGTCACTGCCGACGCGGTGTCGCTCTTAAGGTTAGCGCTCGGCGCTTGAGTCGCGAAGCCCGCGCCGAGTAGATACCCGAGATAGTTTGAATCGTAGTTCGCCGCCGCTGTACCGATGGTCGTAAGGTCAACGCGACAAACGATTTGACCAGTACGGCGACGAAGACGATCCCCGTTTGACCAAACTGTATCAGGTTCGGGCGCGTTGAAGTAAGACCCGTCGCGGGCGTCGTTTCTCTCGCTGACGACTGGTTCGCCCGCGATGACAATAGGGTCGCGCTCGCAAGGGATCGAGACGAAGGTCAAGCCCGTCGAAGACGGTATGCCGTTTGTATCGGGTGAACCGAAGGTCGTTTCTTTTGCGATTGATAGTGAACGATGAGTGACCGCCATGATTAAACCTCCAAATAGAGAAGATCGAAAGGTAAAGTAAGAATGTGCGCGACGCGCTCACCTGTAGTATTTGTCAAAGACTCGAAGGTCGGTTGTAAAGGTATCACGCTTATGATCCCTGTATTGACTAAGTCGTAATCGGGTTCTTTCAAAGCGTCGATGATTGCTGATGAGTCTTCGCCGATCATGCGAGTTAGGAAGGCATAATCAACGGGTATTTCATACCGTACTCGGCAATCAATACGCGCCCTCTTTCGACCCGATAACCCCGCTTGCCCGTCGTCTATGGGATAAGTCGAGATCGATAACTCGAAGTATCTGTTTTGATGCGCTCTCTCTTCGAGGTCGATTGTAAAGCCATCGCCTCGGCGAATCGCGACGAAGCCCGAATGACTGTCGGTTTTAGGGTCGATATCTTGTATCTCGTTCTCAAGATACTCTAAAGCGGCGAAGATACCCTGACTCATTTTAGTTTATCCTTAATATCATGCTCGATCGCTTCGACTAATATATCGACCTCTTCGTCAGTTAATCCGATGAAAGGGCGATATTCGTTAACCTCATAGCCATAGTGTTGAACGTGCTTAGTCAAGCCGAGCTTAAATGAAGTCGCCGTCGCCTCTAAGACTACAAAGTTATTCATAAGCGCACCGCTTAAGACGAGGTCGACTTCAGCGCTTTGACCCGCCCCGCTCTTCGTCGTCGGTTGCTGCTGTCTTCGTCTGCTCTGCTCTTTATATTCTTGATACCCGCCCTCGTAATAAACCGACTTTCCGCTTTTCGATGGTCGACCGCCTTTAGGCTTGAGCTTCGCCCCTTGCTTTTGAATGTATATTGGCTTCGTTGAATACTCTTGAAAGGGCTCGCCGTTCGCGTCGATACCTCGGCTCGTTCTCAGCTTAATAGAGGCTAAGACATTCTGAGCTAGCGCCCTGGTATCTTTCTCCGTCCATACTGAACGAGGTACATTGATATCAACGCGGGTCGCCATGCTTAGTGCCTCATACCACGAATCGGATTAAAGAAGCTATCATTCGCCGTCTTTGAATAGTTACGCCAAGACGCCCGCAAGTCACGCGCCGAGCCGCCGCTTCGCCTTAAGTCGAGTTCGCCCTCATCGACAACCCCGTCACCGTCAAGATCAAGCGCGATTGATCTAAGCGCCGAAGTCATTAACTCATGACAGCGCTCTCGCATAGCTGAGGCGGCGTCTAAGTTTAGAGTCATCTCGTAGATGATCGCGGCGGTACAATACTTATGAGCTAGCGCAAACGACTCAGGGTTAAAGACTTCGTCTTCGGTAATGTCGTCACTGTTTACATGATCTCGAATCGCTAGAATGATCTCATGCAAAGCGGCGCTGATCTGTGGTTCAAAGTCGCTTTGACGTCTTGGTATCATGTCAGCTAGTTGAGCGAAGGTCTCGACAAGCTCGTAATGATCAAGTCCTGTGTTGAATGGTCGGGGCGTGACCTTGAATAAGCCTCGCTCTTGTCGAGCGGTGCTCATGTTTAACTCAGTGAAGCTGACCCGATAAGGATAAACGCCGTTAGTCGCTAGGCTAGCCGAAGCGATATCAACGTAGCTCGTCGCTAGCTGAAGAGTCGCCGAACTAGATAGATCAATCTCGCGTGGTAAAGGCTCGGCTAGTATCGCAGTCGTGTTGACGATACGAGAGATATTGACCGAGTAATAAGTGTCGGCGCTTGTAATCAAGAAGGCTGAACTCATCTCGCGATAATAGGTCGGCGGGGCGCTTGAGATCGTCAGCGTTCGCCGATCATTAGCGATTGACGTTACAGTCACATTATCGGCGAAGCGGGTAAAGTTCTCGCTTATTCCCGACTCTGTGTCGATGGTCAAGCTAGGTGTACCCGCGATCGGTACTTGAGGCGACCATATAAACCGATGATCTTGACTTGTTATCGCTTTTCTCATCATGCCCTCGCGTTCGCTTTGTTTATATCTGCGTTCGTCGCCTTGTTGAGTCGAGCCGCCTTAATAAAGCCCTCGCTGACTGGCGACCATGAATGACGGCAGTTATACCCGCCGCCTGATGTTATCACAGATAAGCCTTGCCCGTTATTGAGCTTCGCCATTTGTTTTTTAGTGACGACCAGGTTGACGAGTTCCCGACAAAAACCGCGGGTCACGCCGTCGATCGGCCCTGTATAAAGGTAACTCTCAAGCCCCGCCGCGTCGGCGGCGACCGCATTGACTCCTCGACCGTATTGACTAATCTTAGTTCGTATCTCAGTCAGTTGACGACCCGAAGCGCTCTCTAGTTTCTGAGCTAGGTTAGAGCGTATCGTCTCTTCAGCGACGCCGAGCGCTAGGTCTCTGAGAGCTTCCTTAATATTGCTTTTAACTGTAGGGATAACGACGTCATCGAAGACCGCGCCCGTCGTGATCGTTTGTAATGTGTCGACCTGTAGTTCGATTTTATCGAAGCTGAAGTCATTAGCCGTCACTTCAAAAGCTCGTCTTACTGATTCTCTGATGAGGTCAGCTTGATCGATGAACTCTTGAACGGCTCGACCGTACCCGTTATCGAGTACGAATGCTAAGAGCTGCTCATCGGTATAACCGAGAATCGCTCTCATCGTTGCATGGTTAGCCATCGACTGAATCATGCTTCTATTCGCCCGAGAGATCGCGGCTTGATACGCCTTCTCGGCGTTAATCTCTGCTTGTAGCTGATCAACTCGGGCTTGTGTTAGTTCAGCGGCGACCCCGCCTTGATCCTTAGCTTGGCGCTTAAGATCATCGATCGCTTTTTTATCGGCGTCGCTCTCTGCGAGTAGGACGGGTCGACCGCATGAACAAAACATACACTTCTTAGTTAACGCATGAAGTGATGATACGACCGAGGGTCGAGTCTACCGCGTGGAATACATTAACCTCTTCGGCGTAGACATAGCGGCGAGTACGATCGAGAGAATCGTATTGACCCGCGACCATGTCGCTAAACTGAAGGTTAAGCGCCGCGACTGGCATACCCTTAACGTTGCCGCTTTTCTGTACGATTGCGTCGCTACCTCTAAGAATACCCATGAAGATGGTTGACTGATCCCAGATGAAGCCCTCGCTTGAGGTCGCGCCCGGTACGGCGGTATCTTGGCGAGCTGAACCGACGTAGATATTAGGGATGCCGAGAACGTCCTTAAGAACCTCGATGACCGCGTCATTTGACATGATACGGTTTCCACTTGCGAGACCCGCTGAAGTCTGACCGGCGAAGCCGCGAACCTCGGGGTTCTTTGCAAGGGTTCGGAATACCTTATGACCCATGATGAGTGAGTCGGGGTTGATCCCATGTGAAGCCTCGAAGACGGTATTCTTAAGGTCATAAAGGTCGCTAAGTGGCTCGGCGTTCGCGTCATCGAACTCGCCGCCGAACTCGGTAACCGCGTCGCTATTGTTGAAGTTTGAAGTGCCGAAGAGAAGATCAGCTGCACGCTTCTCGCGAGCGAGCTTCATGACGCGAGCGACTTTTTTTGCGATGCGGGCTTCTTCGCTACCTGGGTATTGAGAGTCGAGGATATCTTCCATCGCGATAGAATCACTCGCCGCATAGATGAGAGCCTTAAAGGTCTGTGAGGTGCGGTCGAATCCTCCGATAGTCGCACGACTCGCGCCGGCGGCTCTCTCAAGATCAAGACCCGCGCCCGCGCCCATGAAGTTTCGTGACTCTTCGAGTAAGAGTGTGCCGCTTCTCTCAGGAATCTTGATAGACTCCATGATTTTATCAGCGATAAGGACGTCATCACTAGGGACGGCTTCGACGACGAGGCTTGATAGAATCTCGTCTACTGGGTGTAGATTACTGTATGAACTAGCCATGATTAAACCTCTCTATATTAAGCGAGTGCGATGCTCGGGCCAAAGAAGAACGCCGAGAACTGCTCACCCGCGGCGGCGGTCGCAGTTTGATTGATGTTAGGTAAGACGCGGGCGATCGGGTAGTTACCTGTTCCACTTGCCGCGACGACTTCGCCGTCAGTTGCAGCCATAAGAAGAGGAGTAGTAACGAAGGTCAAAGCGGCGCCCGCCTTAACTCGGGTGATACCATGTACGAGAACGTCGACGACGTCGCCCGCCGCGACTGAACGTTGAGCGACTCCGACGATACCGTCATCATCGCCACCGCTTGGAAGTGTAACTTTGCCGTTTGAGTCAATCGCGACGATCTCGAACTCGTCGATCGCAACCGCCGCAACAAATGATTTTAGATTATCAGTGTTAGACATGGTTTATGCTCCGTATGCCTGAGAGTAGTAATC